AAATGGTTCAAGAATCAGCGGTGGTTTAACTGCTCCTGACTTCACTACTAAGAAACGTGGTAGTTGTGGACAGGAAGAGATTGTTAAGCAATCAAGAACTGTTACTTTGACTGATGCTGAAAATGATGCTGATTTCTCTGTTGATGAAATGTATAATTTCTTAGCTGTTCCTGCAAAGTATTCCGGTTATGAGTTTGGTTTTGTAACTTGTGATGGTCGCTTTCTTGGATGGTATGAGAATGTAGCTGTAAGAGCATTCTATCAGATTGCTGAAACAGATGAAGATGATTCATACTGGACTGCAGAATTTAGATTTAATGAGACTATTGGTAACTTCACACAACAGCAGTTATCATTCTTGTTAGATCTTCCTGCTAATGTTTGTTGGGTACAGAGTATTACTTGTAAAGGATTTGGTAATGCAACTACTGTTCCTAATGGTGGTACATTGCAAATTGTTTCTACTGTTAATCCTACAAATGCTACTAATCCAATTCTGAATTATAGTGTTGTTGCTGGTACAGGTACTGCTACAATCAATGCACTTACAGGATTGTTAACCGGTACAGGTGTTGGTACAGTTACAGTAATTGTTTCTGCTACAGATGCAAGTGGTGTTACTTGTAGTCTTGAAATTGAAGTTGTCTAAGTGTTTAATAATTTTGTTAGCAGGGTAGTATAAAAGCTACCCTGTTTTTAAATTAAATAAAGATGAATATAGAACAATATTTGGCATTCATGGATGAAATTGCGGTGGGTTTATTATCTCCACCTATACATCCATTTAAGGAAGAATGGAAGCGTATTTATGAAGAGATGAAGCCACACTTTTATGGTCAGGTTCCACCTGTATTAGAAGTTGCGTTTCCGAATGAAGAACCAAATATTTTAAATTATAGAAAGGCTACATACCAGGCTAAAACAGAAAGTCCATTGGTAAAAGCTATAACAGAATTAAATAGGTTGTTAAGTTCTGCAAAGCATTCCATCAAGTTTGAAAACATGGAGATGCAGAATTATTTGAATGATAAAATGTTTGGAGATAATGACCTGGTTAGGTATTTCTTCAACATATTTATTCCAAATAGAATACTGGACCCTAATGCAGTTCTATTAGTTAATCCGGTAAACATAGTTGACGAAACACAAAAGGTAGATATAGAATTAAGTATTATTCCATCAGACAGAATTATATTTAATGACCCTGACTATAAGTTATTGATATATAAAGGAATTAACAAGAAAAAATATAGCACTTTTGCGTTACAACAGCCATTATGGTATCATGTAGTGACTGATGAATTTTATGCTGAAATAAAAAGCATTGATGGTAAGTCTGAATTGACTGTGTTGTATCAGCACAATACTGGTTACATGCCTTGGATAACTTTAGGTGGTAGAGCAGTACCTATGTATGATATTTACGGTAACAGTTTTACTATTTATAAATCAGATTTCAGTCCGGCTATTCCTTATCTGAATGATGCTGCAATCTTTGACAATCAGCACAAATCAGTAATGTTATCTACATGCTTTCCTATCAAGTTTGTAGAGGGAGTAGACTGCCATTCATGTCATGGTGTTGGTTACGTTATGGATAAGAATGACCATGACCACACAATAGGCTGTAATACCTGTCATGGACATGGTAAGATTTTAAGTATAAGTCCTTTGGCTGCTTATAATATCAATCCGACTACAAATAGATTTCCTGATGCTAATGCAAATACTCCAGTAGATCCTATCAGATTCTATTCTCCTGACACTTCTACCATTGAGTTGACAAAGACTGTTGCCAATGAAAGTTTGTTGAAAGCAGAAAATGTTTTGAACCTAAACAGGACCATAAATTCTGTTCAATCCGGTGTTGCAAAAGAATTGGATAGAGAATCTGAATATATTGAGATAGGCAAAATAAGTGATGATGTTTATTCTAAGTTAGAAGATCTACTTTATATCATCCAGGGATTAGTTTTCATGGACAATGACAGTCAGATTACTGTTAATAAGCCTATCAGTTTTGACCTTAAATCTGAAACAGAATTATTAGCAGAGTTCACAGCATCACAGAAAGGTCAGCCTGCTGCAATCAGATATGAATCTTACAGAAACTACATGGATAGAAGATTCAGTTCTGATGCTGTTGCAAGACAGATTGCTGATATTTGTGCAATGTATACTTCTATTTATCTTTATACTCCGGAAGAAATTCAGGTCATGATTGGTACTGGAAGCATAACACAAGAAGATGCAGTAAAAGCTACATTTGTTTTTGATGCTGTTACTACTTTGTACTATTCAGAAAACTATGACATCATGACAAATGATTTCAATGCTATCAATCAGGAATTAGACCGTATTTTAGCCCCAAGATTAGAATCAGCACAAAGTGTAGTTATACCTGAACAGATTGATTTTAATGACACTTTGATTGTGAATGATGACAGTAATGATGACAGTAATGATGACAGTAATGATAATGATGAAGATAATATTTAATGGCTGATCTGAATAAACCATACAAGATAACTGAAAAGGTCAACGGTATTTTAGAAAAAAAACTAAGTATAGTTGAACCTAAATTTGTTAAGCAGGTTGTTGAGTGGATAAATAAATTCCAAACAACATCAGGAAATATTATTAGAACAAAATCGAATAGAGATAGGATTGCTACATTTAAAACTGCTATTGAAAGATTTCTTGAACGTGCCGGATATTATGACATGGTTAGTCAGTTTCTAACTGGATTTGACCAAATGGCAGCAGCACAGACAGAGATTCAGAAAGATTTGAATGCAATTACTTTGACTAAAAGTTTTTTAAATACCTACAAGAGAATAGCAATAAATCAGGTTGTAACTAACATGGTTAAGCAAGGATTATTAACTACTCTAATCAATCCAATCCGAAATGAATTGAACATTGCAGTCAATCAAGGTTCAAGTTTATCAGATGTAGTTGAATCAATCAGAGGTCAGTTAAGCACTAATGAAAAGAGACAAGGTATTTTAAAGAAACTTTCTTTGCAGTCCACCAGGGATGCTTTAGGTCAGTATGATGGTACAGTTAATGAAGCTGTAAGAAAGACTTACAAGATGGATGGCATTTTATATGTTGGTAGCTTAGTAAAAGATTCAAGACCACAATGTGAAAGATGGACAAAATATGATTTAAACGGTAAAAGAGGTTTAATTAAGTTTGAAGATTTAGAAAATGAAATATTATGGGCAGATAACAATGGAACTGGTATGATACCAAATACTACTCCTGAAAACTTCTGTCAGAATAGAGGTGGATATAATTGCAGACATGTAGCTTATCCAGTTAGGCTACCAAAAACAGAAAACAAATGATAATTATTAGAGCAATCAACAAAGCAACACAAGCAACACATGAGTTCACTCCTACTGAATGGTATGAAGAACAAAAGACAAATAAATATCTTTATTCCGGTACTGTATTCAAGGAATCACAGAACATTACTCCAATACAGCCTAAAGTAGTACAAAAATCAGGTCGTGGATGTGGCTGCAGAAAATAGATATGTTTATAGAACTGATGGTAAAACAATATGTCAAAGATGAAGATGATATATCAATTGATGATATTGAATCTTGTGACATTAGACATGTAAAGTGTTGTATAAATAAACAGCATGTAAGCAGTTTTGAACAGTCAAGTTTTGACCTGGAAGAAACAATTATTATGATGAGTAACGGAGAGCAGATAACTGCATTGGTTAGTTATAAGATTTTTAAAGCATTATTTTTAAAACTAAATTAAGACAAATGGAATTTTTAAAAACAGTTGTAGAAAAGTTAGGGTTTGACCCTGAAACATTGGATAAGCTATCCAAAAATGAATTACCCATTGATGATGCTGTTAATGGTTATGTAAGCAGGATTGAAAAATCTGTTACTGAAAGATTATCAAGACAGATTGAAGAACAGAAGAAAACAGAATTGTTTGGTGCTGCCTATGCTAAGACAGAAAAGCAGTTAGCTGATGAATTTCAACTGGACTTGACTAAATATGATTCTGTTGATAAACGTGACCGGTATAAGACTATTCTGAAAGATTTAAAGCAATCTCAATATGAGATGGTAGAAAAGCTGAAACAAGAATATACAACAGCAGATCAACAGAAACTTCAACAACTTACACAGCAGTTAGAATTAGCCAATGCAAAGCTGAATGAAGAAAAAAGAACAGCACAGGAACTGGTAATGGCTGAACAGAATAAGTTCAAAGACTATTTAAGAAATCAGCAGATTGATGGAATCAGAAACAAACTGGTAGAATCAATCAAAAATCCGAGACTTACTCCTAAAGAAATGAGAGCAGTTTTTGAAGCTGATGTAAGAGAAAATGGCTATACTTTTGAACTTGACCAGGACAATAATGTTTGGGTAAATAAGGATGGCAACAGAGTTAAGCATCCAATGAAACCAACAGAGAATCTGAAATATGAAACATTGTTTGAGATTGTTTCACTTGAAAATAATTTCATTAAGCAAAGCAATGCAACAGATAACACTACTAAGTTTGTGTTTGAAGAAAAGTCTAAGGATGGCATTCATCCGGCAAGATTGAAATATCTTCAAGAACGTGGTTTAATATAATCCTAACTATCTAAATAAAAAGAGCCTGGTATTATCCAGGCTTTTTTTATTACATCAGATTGTTAAGTTTCATTGACCGAATTAAACGTGTTATTCCAATACCACCTCCCCAACGTGGAATAAAATCATGTCTTAGAAATTCATTTAGTTCATCCAATACTCTGTTATATCCAAAGGTTGAAAATAGTTTTTCAGAATATTTACCATTTTCGATTGTAAAAAATGTTTCTCTCATTTGTTCCTTATCACATGAACGTTCTGCAGATCCTATTGTTTCCTGACCACTTAGAATTACATCAATCTTATTTGCTGTTCCGGTATTGTTTCTGCTCATGTTCCAAAATGGATTTGTATATTCCGGAAATTGATTTATGAAAACTATTGGACCAAAATCTTTTTCCATTGCATTTTCTTCAATAGATGTAAGTTCTTTCATGTCATAGTGATTAGCCAATTGTTTATAGCTATAATTATGAAATTCACGTTTGAATCCAAGATAATCTAATAGGTCAATTTCAAATTGATACAGGTCAGCAATTCCACCATGTGATTCAAATTCAAACATAGGAAATATCTTACAATGTCTACCCTCAATTGCATTCGGTTCATTCCGGTAAGATGTAGACAAACAGAAACATCCTGCAATAGTTGGGGTTTTTAATAAACTTCCCTCCAGGTGCATCTGACCTGTTTGTGGCAATGGATAAACTTGTGAATCATACACAAATGTGCTGATGTTGTGTGGATCTTCACAGGCTGCAAGAATAGACAATCTGTTTTGTGTATGGACTTCAAGAAATCCTTTTTCAAAACAAAATTCCCTTAATTTTTTTGTTACAAAAGTAAAATCCGCATCGTTAATATGCGGATAGAAAGAATTGTTCATGTAGTTAATTATTTTTATCTTCAAAATATTGGTCTTGATGTTCATCTTTTGCCATCACTAAACCTATCAGAATCAAAAATATCGCAATTGTTAATATTATTATAGCAGTCATAGTATTTTTTTTATTTAGTTTCAAATAAAGGAAACATTTTACTAATCTGATCCTGATTGCGAGTTACTCTGATGGCATCTTTCCATTGATGCTTCCAGTTATGCAAAGCAGAATCCTGTTCTTCAATTGATTCATAAATAAAAATAATTCTATAATACTCACGTTCTTTAACAATTGCTTTTTCAATCATTGCTCTGTCATCCATTGCCATGAACATAAGCGGTTGTAATAGTTGTGGATTTTCTGTTGAAACTACCTGAACACAGTAGAATAGTTTTTGAGCAGGTTTAGTTTGGGCAGTTGCAGAAATGCTAAGTAATAATCCGAGTGCAAATAATAATGTTTTCATTGTGATTAAGATTTAAAGAGTTGTTAAATAAAATTGTAAGATGATTCCCAGTCTAATTTGTCTTGTGTATTTAGATTTATCTCTAAAAGTTTGTGTAAATCTTTTTCAGATATAGCTAATAAATTTGCTAAGTATTCAGGTTCAATACATTCTCCATCTAAAATTATATCTGTTATTTGCCAGTAAGCAGGAATATGTTCATGATGGAATCCATCACCATAAGCATCAATAAAAGTTCCGGTAACTTCAATTGTGTAATCTTTGATTTTAATTGTTGTTGTTGTCATGGTTTAAAAATTTTTCAGATAAATAAATGTTTTTGCCTTGTAGTTTGTAAACATATAAAGTATTACTATCCATCATCATGTAAGATTTAATGTGAATAATTGTACTTGTAAAAGGTTTTGTCATTCCATCATTGTAAGTGACTGTATCACCTATTTTGAATTTGCTTTGCATGATCTTAAAATTTAGTGGTTAATAATTCCGTATTCGTTAATGATGAATCAAAGATACAACTGTTTTTTATACTTGCAAATATTTTTATAAAAAAATTATTTTTTTTTCTGCATTATTTAAAATTATCTTTGTTTTTGTAAGTCCTCTCACACTTATACGATGCTCAAAGCATAGATTTTGTCGCTTTTTGGTAGCGAATTTATACCAACACAATTTTTTCCAATTTTTAAATTTACTTAAATAATGAGTATCAAATTAGCTGATGCGTGGAAAATTATAGACCTCACGCTGAACAATAACAACGGCATGCGTTCCATGCCATCTCCGAACATTGGACTTTTACAACTTCTTACATCTGCTGCTAACAGAGCTGCTTCCAGGGTTAAACTTGGTAACGTACAGGCTATTGATCGTGGTGATGGAAAAGTTTACAAAGTTTCACGTTCTTTCTTCCCTCGTTTAGGTCAGGTAAACAATGCTTCTGTAGAATATTGCCCTACAGATGGTGATGTTATCAAACCTTTGTATGATGAAGTAGAAATCAAGAATCAGACTGTTTCAAGAAAAATCAAAATTGACGATGAGTTAATGAGATGTATCAAAGAAAACAGAGCAGATTATCAGAATGCTTACATCAATGAAGTATTAAGAAATCACATTAACCTATTAGGTCAGCAAGTTTCTACAATTGTAGGTACTAATGGTTATATCGGTGGCTTTCCTAAATGTGATTGTGATAGCACTCCTGCTGCATGTCTTGACCTGCCATTGTTTATTTCTACTGGTTTAGGTATCAATCCGGTTGGTGAATCAATCCTTGATTCTATCCGCAAACAAGCTGAAATTGACCAACAATTAGTTTTAGTTGGTGGTACTTTGCTTGACCAATACAGAAAAGCAAGAGCAATTGCATCCGGTAATGATAACGGTTTTGATGCTTCTTTGTTGGACATCACACGTTCTATCTACTACGATACACATATTCCTGCTGCAATGGGTGGTAATAACAAAATCATTGCAATGGCACCTGGTGCTCTTCAATTGATCACTTATGCTAAGAATCAAGGTCAATTCTCTTATGAGTTTGAAGACCAAATGAGAACAACTGTCGTTGACCCTTGGTTAGGTCTTACACATGATGTTTACATGTCTTACAGCAAGTGTAATGCTGAAATTGAACTTTATATCCAGTTCGTTACTAATTGGGCTGTAGTTGGTATGCCAAAATGTTGGTCTGCTGATGATTGCTTACTTGAAAACGTTCTTGATGTATTCTGTTTTGATGTTGTTTGTGCTGATACTGGATATTGCGATATTGAAGCTGCTTGTGGCAAAACATCTGTTTCTGCTCCAACAACTGCTGTATTCTGCGATAGTGCTGAATTGTGTGTATCTCCATGTGATGCAGGATTTGTTTCTGAATGTGGTGGTGTTTACAATGTATTCAACTATGTTGGTTCAACTTATGAAGAAGTAAGTGCTGTTGTGATCAATGGTATTCCAATTTCTTTGGGTGCTGCTTATGACCTTACTACATCTTCCGGTGGAAATGCTTTCATGGTTGCTCTACAGGCTGCTCTTGCTAACATTCCAAGTATCTTATCTGTTTCAGGTGGATGGGATGGTACAGATACAGTTGTAAACATTGTAACTAATAACACTATCCTTACTATCAGCTTATTTGATAATGCTGCAGGTTATGTTGCACTTAATCTTGAAGTATCTGAACTTTGTCATATTGTTAGCACATCTGTAGCTTCTACCGGTGCAACTTTGACAAATCTTGACTGGACTGTTCCAGGTCCTGTAACTTTTGATGGTGCTCCTGGTGCAAGTATCTTTACTGCTGGATTTGTAGGTACTTATAGTAACTTCTTCACTGATACAACTGGTGCTTATCAGTTAGTAATCACTGATTCAGTTGCTTGTACTGATACATTCAATGCTACAGTTTAGTAATAATTTTTGAATGATGATATGGGGTAGAGTAAAATCTGCCCCTATTTTAAAAAAAAATATATATGAATAAGATTCAGGAAGCAATAAATATCATAAAGAAATTTCATCCATCTTTCAATGTTCAGAAAACTGATGTTGAAGAAATTGTATTTCTGTTCGATTATAAAATGAATAAGAAAACAGTTGGATCAGAAAAGATTACACAGGCAGTTGAGAAAGCTGTTAAACAACAAGACTATCCTAAATCGGTTAAATACCAGGATGGAATGTTGTTCATCCTTAAACCTGAAACGATTGCAGACCCGGTTAAGGAACAAACGAAAGAGATTAAGGAACAAACAAAAGAAACTGTAAATGAAGAAGTTACAGTAGAAGAAGCACCAAAAAAACGTACAAGGAAGAAAAAAGAAGATGTGGACACTTCAAGCAATAATGTGGACACTTCAGAATCAAATGTGGACACTTCAGAAACTGAATAATTATGCTTACTAATTCTCCATCTTGTTTAGATAACTATATTGTTTTTTATAATGGCTGTTACGGTGATGATACTCCGGTACCAACATCCGGATATTACATTGAAAATTTAGAGGGATTGACCATTGAGAATGTAGCAATGATCAGTCCTGAATTGCTTATATCTGCAACACAGACAATTAAAGAAAAGATGTTGTTTGCTGCAAGTATTGTAGAAAACAGATTAAAGGCTATTCTAAACAGCAGAGGGATTAAGCTCAACACATTAGGTAAATTATATAGTGCTTGTGCTGTTACAAACGTAGCTGATTTGCCTGCTCCTTTTGATCGTGGTATAAGAATATCTAAGAAGTGGTTAAATAGTCCACAGAGCAGAATTTTTATTGATGCTGTACGTTTTAAAAGTAAGACATCCGGACCATCTGTAATAAAAGTAAAAGATTTATTAGGTAATGTCTTGTGGCAACAGAATACAGTTTTGATTGCAGAAACTGAACATACTGTATTTATAAAAAAACATTTTAATCCGGATATTATCCTGGTTACAATTGATACTACATCAATACAGCCATACATCTATACATGTGATAAAACAACTAACTGCACTCCATGTGATGCAAATATAAATTTGGCTATTGATGGATGGAATGGTACCGGTGTTGGTCCTAATGGATATGTTTCTGTTTGTGTTAGACTTGATTGTACTGATAAGGATATTATATGTCAGTTTTTGGACAGACTTGGATTAGCTATCTTGTATCAGACTGGAGCACAGATTGCTAAAGAATGGTTAGCACCAAACAATAGATTGAACATTATTAAAACACATGGTCTTGAATGGGCATCACAGATGGCTACAATGTGGGAAAGTTTATCTAATGAGTATTTGAATAATGAGATTGACAATATAATTCAGATTCTTGAAACAGATAAGTTCTGTTACAGATGTGAAACAAGATTGAGAATGTATGCAATGTTACCTGGATAATAATGGCATTAGAAAGTATTGCAGAAAGATTATTAGCTTTAAAAACCATAGCAGGTGATACTAATACTCAAAAACGTATTAGCCAGGCTGCTGCATTTTCTGTAATAGCTGAATATAAAACAAGAATATTTGTTGATGGATTAGATAAGGATTTACAGCCAATAGGACAATATAGTTTTAGTAGTTTTTATATCAATCCGAACAGTCCACAATTATTTGGTGTTAGTTCTGCTGCAATAAAGCCTGCAGGTAAGTATGGAGATACAAAATTTAAAAATGGAAATCCACATAAGACAAAATACTTAGCTGATGGATATTCTGAATTAAGAAACTTGACTGGTAGACAGAATGCTTTTGTTGATCTAAACTTTTCCGGTAGTTTGTTTAATTCGGTTAAGGTAATTGAAGAGGGTAATAATAGTGTTGTAGCTTATACAGTTGCATCAGAAGCAGAAAAGATGGTATGGAATGAAATCAGATTTGGCAAAGATATTTCTACTGTATCAGACAATGAGCAAAAGATAGGAACAGAAGCAGCGCAATTGGAATTTTTAGCAATTTTAGAAGAATTTGACTTACAATGATTATAGCACAAACAATAATAGATTATCTTATAAAGAGCATTGAAACTGAAATGAATGCTGTTACCGGTGCAAATGTTACCGGTAAAGGTATTGCTATTAAGGATGTTTTAGGTCAGGTTGTGAGTTTAGAAACATCAGGTTCAGGTGAAAGACAATATTTAGGTCTTAATGATACGCTAAGAACATATTTCTATATCAGATTGAATGGCAACTATACAGAAACAAGAAAAGCAGCAAATGTAAAACGTGGTTCATGTGGCTTGGAATCGGAAGTAAGAGTTCCGTTAAAAGCAGTTATGCAGCATCCATGTGCAGATCCAAGAATGTTATTAGATGCTTTCAAATATGGTCTATTTAATACTAATTTTAAAGGTGTTATTTGGGGTTATGATATAGTAAATATTAGAATATTCCCTGGAATAAGTTCTGTTGTATCATGGGAGATTTATGCTTTAGAAACAGGCAAAGATGCAAAGACAATGAATAGTCTGATGCAGATTGTTAGCCATGACTTTGAACTTAGATTTGATTTAACTTATTCTGATAAATGTAAAAAATTTAAAATCTGCTAATATGAATTGCTGTCCTTGCTGTGAAAAGACTTTATACTTAGGCTGTTATAATCCATGTGGAATGGTCATAGATTTTGATATGATTGTTACAATGGGCATGGCAGGTAACTGGACATTGCAATTAACTTTTGGCAGACAGATACAGAATTTTGTTGTAAGTTTGGCAGTTGGTGATGATATAAAATTTAACCTGTCAAATCTGAATGAATATTACACTTATTCTTTAACTTTGCGTGACCCTAATGGTGATATAGTCTTAGTTGAAGTAAACGGTGAAGAATATGACTGCTTTGAGTTTAAAACACAGATTGGTGCTATAAATGGAATTGTTATATCTTAAAATAATAAATTATGTACGCTTCTTTTAAATTTCCAATAAAAATCGTTAAACAGACAAACGGTAACGTTTTTATTTTTAATGCTAACACAGGTGATTATGTAAAATCTTTAACTGCAGAATATGTTGAACTAATCTGTAATGATAACGGAATAGTTAAATTAGTACAGGAAGCAGGTGCAGAATATTTTGATCCTGCATTAGTTATAAGTACACAAGTTGAACCTGCTGCTCCTATTGCATTTACTGGTACATGTTTAGATCTTAGTCAGCTTTTAGCTACTGATTTTTTTTTTGAATTAGCCGGTTCAGGTGGTTGTTGTGATTTAGATGCTACACTAACAGTTGGTAATAGTGCAGGTGCTAATAATATTGACCTAAATAATAATGATTTATTGAATGTAGATAAAGCTACATTTAACTTAGGTACTTCTGATACTGCAGGTGTTGGTCAAATGGCGTGGAATAATACCGATGGTACAATTGACCTTGGTATGCAAGGCGGTTTAAAAAATAAATTAGGACATCAACTTTTTGTTAAGGCAAGAAATAACAGCGGTTCTTTAATTACTAAGGGAAGTGTTGTTAAGGTAGTTGGTGTTGCAGGTGGTTTTGTAGGTATAAATTTAGCACAAGCAAATAGTGTAGCAAATAGTGAAACTGCATTTGGTATTGTAGCTGAAGATATTGCAGATGCTTCTAATGGTTTTGTAGGCATAAACGGAATTATTCATGGTTTAAATACTAATGCCTTTACAGAGGGCGATATTTTATATTTAAGTACAGCTACACCAGGCGCAATAACAAATGTTAAGCCTGCCACACCAAATTACATTGTAGTAATTGGCTATGTAGCTAAAAAAAGCGCAACTGATGGACATATCTTATTGCATGTTCAAAATGATACAAGACAAGCTGTAGAAATTCAGTTAGCCGCAAGCGATGAAACTACAGCACTAACAACAGGAACGGCAAAGGTTACATTTAGAATGCCTCATGCTATGACCTTAACGGCTGTTCGTGCTTCGCTTACAACTGCTCAGGCTTCAGGTTCAATATTTACGGTTGACATAAATCAAAGCGGTTCATCTGTTTTAGGTACTAAGCTGACCATTGACAATACAGAAAAAACAAGTACAACGGCTGCAACGGCTGAAACTATTACGACATCGGCACTTACTGATGATGCAGAAATAACAATAGACATTGACCAAATCGGGAATGGTACTGCAACAGGTTTAAAAATCACTTTAATCGGAACAAGATGATAATAAATCCTTATGTTTATGCAGGTTTAGATCCTGATGCATTAGCATTTTTGACTGCTGCAAGTATAACAGATTCTACTATTACATCTGCTATAAATACACTTACATTAAGTCTAAAAGCTAATAATTTGTGGACCAAATCTTTTGCTATATATCCATTGGTAGGTGGTACTGCTTCTACTCACAAATGGAACTTGAAAGATCCACAAGATACAGATGCTGCATTTAGATTAGTTTTTAATGGTGGATGGACACATACAAGTAATGGTATAACAGGAAATGCAGTTAATGCTTTTGCTAATACTTTTTTAAATGCTTCTATTACTATTTTGAATCAAGGTTCAATTGGTATTTATAGCAGAACAAATATCGGTGAAACAGGTTATGATTTCACAAATATAGTAGGTGGTACAGAACAATCTGTTATATCAAGATGGTCAACTAACTTAATGTATGTAAATTCAGGTTCTGCTACTTATCCAAATACAGCTAATACTGATTCAAGAGGGTTATTTTCTATGACTTATAATAGCAGAGTAACCGGTTATAAAAATACATCATCTGTTATTACAGAATTAAAAGCATCATCAGGAGCAAATAATACTTTTAAGATTGGTGGTACTGGTTTCAGTAATTATTCATCTAAAAATTATGCTTTTGCTTATATTGCAGATTTATTTGATGCAACAGAAATAATAAATATTTATAATATTATCCAAACTTTCCAAACAACTTTATCCAGGAACGTATGATTTTAGTAGGATTATTAACTTTAGATCAGAAAAATGATATTTTTGAAATGCTATTTGATGAAGATAGTTTTTTCAATCCAGTTCAAGATGCTGATGATAATTGGATAATTTCAACACAAGAAATTGAATTTTGTACTGTTGATCAGTTTCAATGGGTAAAACAATTACCTTTGATTGAATTTAAACCTAAAGATGTTTCTTTAACATGATGATAATTATTTATATTTTTGTTGTTGCCTGTTGTATAAACTTTCTACATTACTGTATTGGTTCTCCTATCCAGGGTGAATTTTTTACTGGTAGAATATTGTCAGTTTATGGAAGATGGATTTCAGAAAAATATAATGTCTTTGAAGAAAAAGAAAAGAAACGTGTTTATAGCGTTTTTGATGCGTGGAAACAAGGAATGGACATAAAACTACAGAATGACTTAAAAAGTGCTGCTAAAACTGAAACAGAGGGTATTTACAAGCATTTTATTGACAAAGTAGATAAAGAATATAAAAGAATAGAACATAAGATGAAACCTAATCCATTTTCAATGCTCGGTGCATGTCCAATTTGTTTTGGTACCTGGATTGGTTTATTTTTATGGACAGCAATATGTCTATTGAATCCGCTTCCATTATGGTGGGTTTTGATAGGTTCCCCCACATCAGTTGTTTTTTCACGTTATATCAAAATCAAATGAAACACATTTTATTATTTACCGGAATTGGATTGACTACAGAATTATGTAAGCAGGTTGATATTATGAAACCTTTGATTGCAGGTTTATTTATTCTGTTAGCTTTAGATTTGATTACAGGAATTAGAAAAGCAGCATTAAATAAACAAGCTATAACATCAGGTGGATTAAGAAAATCAATCAGCAAATTCTTAGAATATTCTATTGCCATACTTGCTTCACAAGTGTTTACATTTGTTTTTAAATTGGATATAACTTTATCTTATTATGTAGCTTTATTTATTGCTACAATCGAATTAAAAAGCATATTTGAAAATATATCTGAAACAACAGGTGTTGATTTATGGAAAGGAATAAGAAAACTGATTCCATCCTTATCACAACTGGAAGAAGAAAAGAAGAAGAAAAAAGAATCTGATAATAAACCTGAAAGCAATGGCTGATAGTTACACAGATTATCCACAAGCAGCAAGAGATAATGCTAAAGCTGCACTAAGATATGCAGAAGAATATGGATGGGGTACTTGCGGAACTCCTGTGGGCAAAAAACGTGCAAACGATTTGTCAGATGGTAGACCTTTAAGCAGAGAAACCATACAAAGGATGGCACTCTTTGAAAGACATAGACAAAATTCAACAAGAAGATTAGGTGAGGGTTGTGGTAGATTGATGTGGTTAGCCTGGGGAGGTGATGAAGGTATTGCCTGGGCGCAACGTAAAATAGAACAGTTAGACAAAGAAATATAAATAATCTCTGTTTCTTGCGTTCCTTTGTCTGCGACAGGGCTGATGTATTTCAGTCCTGTTTTTTTATTAGTAGTTGTGACTTATCACTAAATCTTATTACGGTTGCTATTTCATAGATTAAGTGAGATTCAAAATAAGTTTTAGCTGCCATCTGTGTATTGTTTTCTTTATCATAAATAATCGCTTCATACGGATTAAAATACACAAGTGAACAATGACTATGACTAAACATAAATAATGGCAGCAGAACGTTATTTTGTGGCAATACAGAGCATCTATTGAGGTCATGCCATGTTAAATGTTTATATCCTACCAAAACCGGATAGACTGTGTATTCTTCCGGTAACATTCGCTGAATATCACCCATTGTGTAACCTGTTTCATTATCTTGAAACTGATTATAATCATTATCCGGAAATAATGTCTGTACTGATTTAACTACACAATTCATATTTCTATTAGTGTAAAGTTTGTAAGCTGATTAGCTTTAAATATTTTAATCGCTTCAAACCATCTTGAATCAAGTACTATTAAACATCCTGCAGACCAGTCATCTACAATAGAACCAATTCCACCTCTGTGAAAGTTTATTCCAAATAATCCTTTAGTCTTAATGTTTTTATCAATAGTAGTATTTTTGTTGCCATCTCTATAAATTTCAATTACTCCTGATTGGTAGAAGTAAGGAGCACCTAACCAAAGACTTGACCAGGTACCGGATGTGATAAATTTATGTGAGTTTAGAACCTGTTGTTCTGTTGCTACTGCAGTTCCAGTTATTCCACCTGATGTGATAGGATTATAAACATAGAAATTACCTGCTTTAGTGCTACATGGTAAAATCATATCAGCAATGGTACGATTAAAACGTACACATACATCAGAAAATTTATTGTCAAAGTTCTGTGTAAGTCTTAACCAAACAAATTCTGTTTGTGGTTGCTGCCATTTACGGTTACTGATTAGATCGGTAATAAATTGTTTTGTAGCATTAAGTGTTAATGGTCCTACAATGCCATCTACATTACCGGAATAATATCCTTTATCTTTTAGAATTGTTTGCAAGTTTTTCATATCGTATCAAATCTATCTAATTTGTTAGTAACTATTATTTCACCAAGAATTTTCCAATAATCTGAATGTGCTGCATAACCTCTGCAATTAGCTATCCAATGCTTCCAATTCTTTCCTACCATAGATTTATAGTGATAAGCTAAGAATTTAGCATGATCAACATAAGAATCATAAACTGATAAATATTTTCTGAATGCTACATCTTTATTTACCCGGTAGACATCACCTTTCCAATTAGAGAATGCCATTATTCCAAAGCAATTATTAGATTTCTTTGCAAGATTAGAATAACCATATCCGGATTCTAACATTGCCTGTGCTAACTGAATTGAAGCAGGTATTTTGTATTCCTGCTGACAATTGAAAGCAAATACATAATGAAAGTAAATTATAATTGTTTTAAGCATCTTGATATGTTTTTACAAAGTCATCAAAATTTTTAAATGTCTTATAAGACTTGTAAAGTATTTTTTGTATCAGAGCATCATGCTGATGAAGATAAACATATTTTATTTTATCTATTGTAATACTACCATACAGATTAGCAACTATTGAATAATTAGTGTTTTTAACGTTCAGTATTATTTTCATCTTTGATAAATATTCCATTAACTGTTTTACCAGTTCTGTTTTTAATTGTTTCATAAGCTGATTCAAGACATTTATCAGAATCAAGATTATATAATTCAGATAAGATTATCAAAACTACCTGGACATCTCCAATGCTGTCTATAATCTGAACAATGTCATTTTTAGCAATTCCTTGTGCTAATTCTCCTACTTCTTCAATCAGCTTTATAAACTGCTTCTGTCTATTTAATGGATCTAATAGGTTCCGCTGCTTCGCCCAATTCAAAATCTGTTCTTTCATAACTACTAAATATTGGTATTACTGAATAAAATTTTTTATCATTTGGAATATTCTTTCTTGCTTCGGTTGATGTATCATACATTGCTAATAACATAAGATTGCATGTTTCAGAATCAACTACAAATAATCCATATTTTATCATTGGTTGTTCCATCTACATTTTGTCATAATAGCATTTGTTAAATAAAAACATCATTTGCTGATATAAATGCTCATTTTCATCAGGACTTATCAAATTATATTTTATAATTTCTCCATTTTCAAGAAGATAATTATGAGCAATTGATTCTTCTTCTGACCAAGATAACAAAGATATTTGAACTGTATTATGTTTTACTGATAGCATCTTAAAAACATTCAAAGGATAACCATCATGTGTTTCAAAATATACTGTGTTATCCGCTTCTAAAATCTGATGTAGAGCATTACTTGTGCATCCCCAGTTTTTTTCTCTCCAATCAGGAATATTTTTAAGTTTAGATGGCTGATTCATGATTCTATCAAAAGCTACTTTCTTTCCATAGTTTTTGTAGTATCTAAACATACTGTGAAAACATTCTTCTGTCGGATTATAAATCTTCACCCTGTTTATAAACTGGTTGTCCATAGGTCTTAATATGTCTTTTAATATACCAAATAGCTTTCTCTAAATCTTCAATTATTTTCTGATCATCTTTCTTTCCTGCTCTTGAAATATATTTTACAGCATTGCCAAGATGGAAGTTAAGGTTCCAGGCTTCAATAACTTTAATTGCTTCGTATTGATTTTCTTCACCACCATAATGTGCCGGATGATTTACTGATTCTTTCATACCTGTATCGCCTTTAAAGTATGTTCAAATGGATTATTTTCTATTTCTGATACTAACCTTAGCATTTCAGCTGCAATCTCTCTAATCTCAAGCTGTGCATGTTCAGAATTACGAAGTTTCAGAAAGTTAGCAAAGCTACGAATATTAAACATAACATCAGATTGAATCTGACTATTATAGGTCTTAAAATATCTTGCTGATTCTTTTGCACGTTTTCTACCAAGAATAGGACTTAAATCTGTTAATGCTCTGTGGTATAATTCATTGGATTCTTTAGTAAATTTTTCTAATGTTTCTAACCAAGATTCTTGTGTAGCATTATCTCTAATTCCTTTCCAGTCTTCCGGTAAATAATACTTATCTTCTTTTAGTTCCTTATACCTTGCTGATTCTGCATTCAGACTGCTTATTCTGTGCTTTAGCAGGTGAATGTGTGATGCAATATCACAATTAACCAGGAAGTGTAACTGACCTTTCTCAAATGGGGTTTCATGACCATTAGACCACAATTCAGATATAAGTTTTGGTATTCGATTCCGTTTATCTTCTGTCAAATCTCTACTGGTAGATGTCCAGGCAGAGCAGGCTATTATTTCATCAGATCCGTAATAGCCTAATAATGTTACTGTGTTTTTCATTCAATAAGTTTATCTATGTTAATATCATATTTTTCAAGTTCATCATAAAGAGATTCAAAGACTAATTTAACTATATCGTAACTATCCAATTTAATTCCTTTTGCTTCGTTAGATTCTATTCGCCATTCAATGTTTTTTTTGGACTGATAAAAGCACCATAATGCTAAAGCCATGTCCTGTGATTTAACACATCTCGTGTGTGCTAATTGGTCTGAAAAATCATCTAAATTAAATTCTAATATTGCTTTCATATCGTTTCGTTGATGTTACCATTTCGTTGATGTTACCGAAATGGTTTATAAATCTTTATTCAATTCATTGTAAACTTCAAACCACCAGTCAAATGTACTGTTAAGTTCTGTGTTAAATGGATTTGAATGCGGATTACCGGATAATATATGCCTAACTGTTAACCTTGCTGCTTTTATTGCAATCAAAGTACATAGTATTTCATTACCACATTCGGTGTCTTCATCCTGGAGCAGGTTTTTAAATTCTGCTATTAACTGCTCTGCTTTTTCTTTCGGTGTCATTTTAATATTTTTTATAAGTTTCATTGTAATATTTTTCAGGCTCGTAAACATCAACATCATCGTAGCCTTTGTCATAGGCTTTAATTATTTGCTCTTTTTCCATGAGTAAAGATTGCTGGATTTCTTCTTTCCATGCTTCGGTATGTTCGCCACATATCTGCTGGATTAACCATTCTACTGCTGTCATAATTGTGTTTTTTAATTTATAAGGTTTACTAAGTAAGCACCAATAGCATATCCTAATCCGTAACAGAATGCCAGTTGTACTCGTTGATAATTGTTTTTTGCTTCAATCTGATATGCCAAAAATGGAAGTCCTAAAAATGGTCCTACAAATGCCCAAAAAACCATTGCTATCATATTTTTATCTGATACAGCTGTAATATAAAATGTAGATGCAATTTCAATTATTACTGCTGCAAAAAATAAAAATACATATTTATATTTTATCATAATTTTGTTTTAAGTTATCAGAGTGACATTGATGTCCCTCTGTGAAAAATACCGTTCCTGCCTACTTTATGTACATACGGTAAAAGATGCATCCTCATAACCTTCGGGCAGGTAAGTTATAATAAAAAAAGGCTGATGTCGTAATTACAGATGCTATCCATAAACACAGCGAATTAAAGAAACATCATTTTCGCCACACCTTTTATAAGACCACAAAGCTGTTCTGATGGGAAGCTGTTATGGTACGGTTATTTATCAAAATAAAAATCCGTTTTTGATAGTAAATAATAATTGTTCTTTACTTATTAAACTACAAAATAAAAATTTATCTAATTCTTTAAACCATATTTTTTTGCTTTTTTCATCGCAATTATTTCTATCAACTATTTCATCTGAATAAACATTAACATCTTTATTATCAAATTTTATTTGTTTTTGCATATTAGTTTTTAAAAAACTAAATTTAAAATTTACATCTATTGTTGTTTTATATCCATGATATGTTAATATATAATTATAATCAGAACCTTTTCTTTGTAATTTTAATAAATTTCCATCATTCATATCAATATAAACATTTTTACATTTTGATATTTTAAAAAAACTATTTATAGAATTATATATTGAATATTTTGATTTAGCAAATATAAAATCTTGAATTTCAAGTGTTTCTTTTTCAAATAATATTTTAAATAATTCAGAAAACTTTATTTCATATTTTTTTTTATTATTTTTTTCTGAATTTAATTCTAATTTAAAAGTATCAGAGTTTAAAATCCATAATAATTTATCTCCATAAAATTCTTCACGTTGTAATATTTCTTTTGATGATATTGGAGAATTTTGAAATTCAATTATATGTCCATGTTTAGTTTTTACATCTGCAATATGTTTTCCTAATTTACCATGATGAATTATTTCTCTAAATTCTTTATCAAATTCATTTTGCCAATTCTTATGCCATTCAGACATTGGTTTATGCCATTCAGAACATGAATTTTTTGATTCATGAGAAAAATGCCATATTTTAATATCTCCTTGTTTTGCAATAACATTTGTATTACAACATCTGCATTTTAATTCATCAAAAAAAGTTTTAGAACTTTTGTCATAATCTTCAGCAGATATTTTCACTCCATTCCAATTTGCATATCTCATATTATCTATCGTATTTGTCTAACTTATACTTTTCAATAATATTTATCAGATTCTTAGCATATCTCTTACTGGTAGCATATCCACAACGTTGAAGTTCTTTTGCCCAATGCTTGTAAGATTTTGACTTAAAGCATGATTTGTATCGGTCATTTAGTAATATCTTGCTATGCTCTCTGTAACTTTCCCATGCTGTTTCAAATATTCTGAACATGTCATAGATGTCATCATCAGAATAATTAGCACATCTGCAGCCTAAACACTTATTAGTGCATTTTATTCCGAAGTGATTATTGTCCTTGATCGCCATTGTAGATTGTCCTGCAGCAGATTCCAATAAACCTTGTGCTAATGTAATACTTGCCGGAATGCCATACTTTGTCTGCTCCTGGATGGCAATGTGTGAGAATCGCTTAATGTAGCGTTCAAAAGCTAATTCTGTCAATGATTTTTTTACAGATGTCTCATACAACTTGACAGAATCTTTCTGTTTTGTTGTATCAATAATTACAGAATCTTCCAGGATAGTTTTTTCTATTTCTTCCGGTTGCTTTTCTGATGTGATATTTCCATCATACTGGATGAAGAACAAAAAGCATATCATAAAAATTAGTAATAAATAAATGATGTTTTTCATAATGATCGGTTTTTAAATTAAATAAAATCTTACGTTCTCTGTTTTTATATCCGGAGATATATCAAATCTTCTTGTTTCATGAATCGGAACTTCTATGAATGTTTTATTCCGGAATGATTTTGTTATTTTTCTTGAATCAATATTGAAGAATCTGTGAGCATTGTTTATGCTATCAAATATTATTTGTGTACCATCAAGAAAAACAGCTTTTAATTTGGTTGATTTCTTAGGAATTACACCATAAAGTTTTTTAGCCTGCTTACGAATTTCAATATAGTGCTTTACTGAATTTTCTGTAACTAACCTTGAGATGATTATATTTTCATATTTAACTAAATTGCCATCATCATGCTTTAGATATATTTCCGGTTTAGCTTCTTGTAATTCTCCATCTTTGATTAGCATTCTGATTCTTGTTTCAGCATACATTGTATTCTTTGGTTTCTTATCTTTAATCTTGCTTAATGCCTGTTCAAATGTTAGATACATAGTTTATTTGTTTAAAAAATGCTCTGCTTTTTACACAGAGCAATGACCACTAAATGAAAACACATACATATGAACACAAATATAAAATAATTATTTTATTTTTATCATTATTTTGTAAAAATATTACAAAGTTTCTTTTTCTGCATTTGTTGTTGCTCTGTTTACTGCTGCAAAACTAAGTTTATTAACTTCACCCATAAACCAGTCAACTTGTGTTGGTGGAAGTAGTGCAATGGTTGCCATCATCTCTGTCATGGCTCCTACATTCTCAAAATTGTAACTATGCAGTTCTGCTACCTGCTCTTTTGTTACTTTACGTTCAAGACCTTTCAAAAAGTTCTGCATGAAACTTCTTAGGTTCTTGTAAGTCACCTTATCCTGACTATTCATGCCATCCGGATTAAGTTGCGTAATTGAATAAATACCTGCATTTAAACATGAGATAAGTAAATACATGTCTGCTGCTCTGTTTGCTCTGTCGTTTGTCATAATGAAAAAATTTTGATTGTTTATAAAGATAAATTTTTTAATATTTTGTAAAGTACGTTTACAACTATTGAATTACCTGCCTGTTTATATGCCTGTGAATCACTTACGGGCCATGTAAAGGTATCAGGGAAATCCATTAATCTAAAACATTCACGAGGGGTAAGTCTGCGGATTTGATGTGTATTTATAATATTACCACCCCAAGTTTGTTGACCAGCATTTAGAGCTGGATTTATGCCATTAATATTATAAACTCTATTTTGTTGATATGGCTGCTTATTTCCGCTTTCTTTGCTTTGATTAAGTTGTATTACTTCTGTTGCAATCAATCCCTCTTTTTTAGGATTTGAATTAGCTAAAATAGTATCAGAATAATCTTGTTCTTTTATTATAAGTTCTTTGTCTTTAAAACTTCCTGAATCTTTACCAGTTTTTTTATAGGTTTCTTTTCTTCTTTTTTTCTCTTCTTCAGATCTACCATTTTTAACTATCATCACACCCTGATTACATCCTGTGTCTAAAGTCTGAGCAACTCCTTTTCCTACTCTTCCTCGCCTTGTTTTACTTTCGGGAAATTCTAAGTTTATAGAATCGCCATCGGTTGCTTCCTCATAACCTTTGGATGTAGCAGAGTTGATTTTGATGTAATTATCCTGTCTGCCCATTTTTGCCATTTCAGTTCTTAATGACCTTGCTAAATCAGTATTATTAATCATTTCAGTATTTACTTGAAATTTGTCAGATTCATAATTTTGTAAACAATTAACCATCTTTTCACTCAAAAAATACTTATCATCAACCTTACTTTCTAAAACATCTTTAAGCCTTTTTGTCAAATGTTCCTCAGCAGGAAACCTAAAATTATTATCTGCATCGTCACGAATACCGATTAAAAAAACTCTTTCTCTGTTTTGTGGTACTCCATGATTCTTTGCGTTTAAAACCTGCCAGTATAAGTGATAAGGAACAGAATCAGCATAAGGAAATAATATAGGATTTCCGTTGACCGTCTTACCACCTAACAAATTAACCCACTCTGAAAAAGTTTTACCGCCATCATCTGATAGCAATCCTTTTACATTCTCAAAAATAAAATATCTCGGTTTGTTTACTTGAATAAATTCTAAACTATTAAAAAATAATATTCCTCTTTTATCCTCTTTGCCTAATCGTTTACCTGCTAAACTGAAAGCCTGACATGGTGGAGAAGTCATATAAATATCCAAACTATCTTTTGGTATCTCACGATCATAGACATTTGTTGGATAATATTCAGGTTGTCCGTAATTGTGAATGAATGTCTGTCTTGCGTATTTATCCATATCACAGGCGAATATTTCTTTATATTCTATGCCGAGCCTATTTAGTGCTTGATTGAATGCACCCACTCCGCTAAAATCTGAGCCTACTTTTATCATATTATTTTTCATGTTCTAATATCGGTTTAAACGGTATCTTAACTGCTTTTGCATAAATACCTGTGCTGTAATAAGTTCGTTTAACTTTTTCTGCATCTTTTATCCTGGATAGAATCTGTCCGTAATTCTTTGTCCAGGAAGTATTTTTTAAATACCCTTGCAATACTGATGAATCAGGGTTAATAAATATAAAATCATCTTCTAACTTTATTCCATTACGTTTTAATACTTTTTCTGCAGTTCTACTACTTACCGGAGCAGAATCACCATAAACACATTCATCTTGAATCTCTAACAATTCTCCAACAGTCCTGGTATGTTGTCCGGTATGGTCTGTATCAACTCTAATCTGAATACTTAATATGTGCTGCAGACATTTTATTTCATCAGTAACTGCATTCAATCCTTGTTCTTCACTAAAATCAATATCATTTATCAATGAAAGAACATCATCAATAGTAGCTATTTCATCATTGCTTAAATGCCAACATCCACCTAACAATGCACCTAATTGATCCCCCATTGCTCTATTTGCTAACTTTTCTGTAATTACATTAGTGAAAACTTCAATAGTCTTTAAAATCTGTGGTATCAGGTTTATTATCCTGGACTGAAATCTTTTTACAAAATCATCAGTAGCAAATTTTCTAAACTCTTTTTCAAGTTCAATAAAATTTTCATTGTTTAGCTTTCCTTTCTTTAATTCCAGGATAGTTATTCTTCTTAAATCTGAATTATGTATTGCCTGTGGTACAATACTACAAAAAGCAAAACAGGACTTAATCTGATAAGTCTTTGCACCACTACCGGTACCTTTTGCAATTACACCACCATCAGATGAAGATGCTGATCTCATAAGCTGCAATACTTTCTGAATCTGAATCTGTGCATGCTCATTCTCACCCTCTGCTTCATCGAATAGCACATTTATTGCATCATTACCAATAAATTCTCTTAGACCTGCTTCTGATGTGTTACCCTGTACTGATATGCTTATATCTTTTGTAAATTTCTGTAATATTTCTCTATTCACCCATGACTTACCGGAACCTGCTCCACCAGTTATCCAAATGTGAGGTCTCCAGTTTAATACTCCGCAAATAGGTGCTAATGCTACCCATCCACCCAACAAAATACAGTCTACATCTCTTACCCATGAAAGTTTTTGTATTGTTTCTAATATCTTATGTGATTCATCCTTTGTTAATGGATTGGCAGTTGTTAGATTCAATGGATGTTGCAATTCATACCAGTATTCAGTATCAATATCTCCTAATGCAAACTGATTGTTATCTACCAACAGATGACTGCCACAATGAATAACAATTCTACCTTTATCTATCCAGGCTCCTCTTCCTCTGATTTTGTTAGGATTGAAATAACCAATTCTATTACTGTTTTCAATAATATGATTAACAGCAGCGTCAATATCGAATCCATTTTTTTTAGGATAGTTTGTTTGCCAATAATTTATAGGTGCTAATGTATATAAATTTGATTTATTCAGCTTTGATGCAGGTAAACTTAGTATTGTCTTACTTCCGAAAACATAAAAATTGAATAGCTGAACATTATCTGACTGCTTTGTGAATCCGAGATAGCGAAAATAAATATTCTCTAATGTTTCAGATTTGCGTTCTGTTGCACTATTTGTTCCTGATTCAGATATTGGTCTTGGTTTTGGTTTAAATACTCCAAAATCGTTTCTGTATGATTTATAAGGAAATTCAACACAGTTAGTTTTAACTTCTACTTTAAGTTTTTCTTCAACAAATTTCTTAGCATCCTTTTCAGGTATTCCCATTCTATTTGTAATAACACAGAAATAAAACACATAATTGTGTATATTTCCTGATACACATTTACCAACTTTGTTTTCAGCGTATTTAACAGCAATTTTAAATAGATCATCTTCTTCTGCAAATTCATTATTTATTTCTTCTTCCATGTTTTTTGTTGGTAGAATCTTTAGCCAGGTCTCCAACATTTTTAAATCAAGATATTTTGCTTCATAGTTAATGAAAATATCTGAATCATGTGACAAATATCTTAATCTCTTTACTTCTTTTGTATTTCCTGCAACAATTTTTAATTCTTTATATAATAAATCTGAAAAAAATTCATAATAAGTTGTGTGAATCTTACTAATATAATTATCTTCTTTTAGTTTTAATTTATCTATTATGTATTCAGTCAGTTCATTATAAGATTTAGGTAATTCTATTAACACATTTATCCACATAGATCCATTAAACTTACCGGATACAGATTTACCACATGCTTCAATGAATGGAATCCTACCGGATAAAACAACTTTATTAAATTCATCCAATTCAATCCGGTTATTCATGTCAATATCCATGTTCATTCTTCCTGAATGCTGAACAGCTGTCTGTTCTTCTATGCTCTTATATCTGTCATAGCATCCGGAGAAAACAACACATGGAAGCATATTTTTCTTATCATCCTGGTATTCTGTTTTTTGATTATTATCAAATCCAAACTGCAATTCCTGTTCCCATTTGTTTTGGATAAAATCTGTTTGCTTTTGAAATGTTCCTTGAGATATGTCTATGTAAATATCAAAGATGTCTTTTTTAGTGGCAGTCTTTGATGTAAGACTGTCGTAGTAATTACAATTCATTATGTATTATTTAGTGGTTACAAATTAAAATCTAAATCTTCAAGTTTTCGGCAAATTTTAGCAATTCCACCCGAATTTTTTACATTTTCTAAAAATATCTTTTGGTCATCAGATATTTTACCTGTTTCTGTCTTTACTTCCAATGCTGTAAAAATAGCTATTTTCTTTCCAATCATATCAGCTGTGATTTCTGTACTGGTCCATCCAATCAAATCAGACGAACCAGGACAAAGACCATAAACAATAGTAGTGTGTTCTGTCTTACATACTCCAACATTATTCCGAAATAGTCTAACGTTTTTTGGAAGATTTAATCTTAGTAAATTTTGCAGATTCTTTTCTTTCATACTTTTCAAGTATAGCATTAATTAAAGCTGTATGTGTATCAGATGCAGAAGAATAAAAAGCATTTCCAATCCTGCTATCAAATAACAAACTGTCTTTGTGTTCTACATGAAAATACCATCTGTTGTCTGCTAATTTTACTATCTCAATTAAAAATGTTTTAGTACCTAAACTTGCTTTATTTATATAGGCTATGTTACCCTCTGTACTGGTATGATAGTGAACATACTCTATATTTCTTATTCTAAGTTTAGGTTTTACAGTATTTAATTTCTTAAACTCAAGCATCTTTTGGCATTTCAAGTGGAATGAATCCGGTACCTAATCCTGCATCATAACCTGATGCTTTGAAGAAGTCTACTTCTACTTTTGCTGATAACACAATTACCTGTGCTAACTTACAAATAACTTCTGCTTTTTCTTTCTCTGATTGAAGATCACAATCCGGATCCATCATTTTTTCAATCTGTTCAAAAAGCAAATTTCTTAAATCGTTAATCTTGTTCCTTGGCATTTTTAATCAATTTTTTAAGTTTATAAATCATTCTCTGTGCATCTATTATTTCAGGTGGATATTTGCCATGTCTGTTATAAAATAATAAATCTCTCCTATGTACTAATGCTAAATTCTCTAATTCAAAATTTCTTTTATTACCATCAACAAATATTACTGCATGCTTTTCCGGTATCTCTCCAAAAATATTTTTCCAAACTAATCTGTGCTTCAATTCCCATGTACTCGGTTCATCTATCTTGACTAATGTGTAACCATCTTTATCTGTCCTTTCAGAACCTACTGTTACATAATTTGGTGGTTTATTACCTTTCTTAAAACTGGTTACATTTGCACCCATGTAACCTTTTACTCCTTTATTCCATGCTTCCTGATTTTTTACAAATCTATGTGTTTTACCATGTTTTAAAAGATTATCAATATAGGCAGTTTTCAAAGCACTTAAGTATTCTTTTGACTTATGAATACCTAACAGATTAGCTTTATTATAAATCTTTGAAATTGGGCAATCAAAATACTTAATTAAAAATTCATTATTACTATTTGGATAGTATTTTTTTAAATCTTCTACTTGTTCTTCTGTCCAATTCTTTTTTCTTACTAATTTTTTTATCTTTAGCCTGTTAGCCTTATCTTTTATCCTGTTACGATTTAATCCGAAAATTTCAACTAATTCTCTATCATTTGTTGTTGGATAAAGTTCAATCAGCTTTTCGGTCATTTCTTTAGTCCATACTCGTTTCATATCTTATTTTTTATAGCGTTCCATCTATGCCATGCCCATCCATTTTTATAACCCATCTTTTTTTCTACTAACTTCAATTCTTCATAGGTTCTTGCCTGTCTGATTATATCTTTCTTTTCTATCTTTTCCATCTCTACCAATAAACCATCTAACTTTGTCAACTTACGGACCTTTGTTTCAACTTCTACACCACAAGCAGGACATTTAGTATCATTAAAAACAAAGTAACATTTCTTACATACTTTAAATTTTATATCAGGTTCAGAATCTTTTTTCTTTTTCTTTTTATCCTTACCGGATAAGGACCAATCTCTATCAGCTAATGGATGTCCATGCTTTAAAACATTACCAACATGATCCAGGATAACACAGCTATCTTTACCGGCACATGTTCTTAATGCTCTCCCTACCTGTTGCAAATACAATGATTCAGACTGTGTTGGTCTTAACAAAATAGCACATCCAATAGCAGGAATATCTGTTCCCTCACTAATAAGGTCACAACTGGTTACAATCTGTAACCTGCTTGAACTTAATCCGGATAAGATTCTATCAATTTCAGACTGTTGCATGCTTCCATCAATACTTTCAGCTGAATAGCCTGCAGACTTAAATTCATTAGCTACATCAATACTATGCTTAACAGAAACACAGAATACAACTGCAGGTACACCATCACACAACATTCTGTAATGTTCAACTGCATTACCGGTGATGGTAGATTTATTCATTTCCTGCTCCAGTTCCTTTTTATTATAGTCACCTGCAGTAACTTTTACTCTACCTAATTGCAGATTGTTTGGTGGAATAAAAATACGAGGTCTAACCAGGTAACCTAAATCTGTTAATTCTTGAATAGAGCTTCCAACTATTAGATCATCAAATACGTCATCTAATCCTTGACCATTTGTTCTTACCGGTGTAGCTGTTACTCCTAATACTAAAGAATTACTATAATTATCAATTATCTTTTTATAAGTAGGTGAAACAGCATGATGTGCTTCATCTACTATAATAAGATCAGGATTAAAATACTGCATTCTGTTAATCAGACTTCCAATCTTAGCTACCTGACATGTATAGTTATAATTAGCACTATATCCGGCTCCAATCAAACCATGCTGAACATTAAATGTCTGCAATGTTTTACTGGTCTGCTTAAATAAGCTATCTCTGTGTACTAAAATCAATACTTTTTTATTCTTATCTATTGCAGCTTTACATATATATGAAAATACAATAGTTTTACCACCACCTGTTGGAAGAACTAACAATGGTGTTTTCTTTCCATTCCGGTATGAATCTCTAATTAGATTGACTGCACTATCCTGATATGGTCTTAAATTCATTTTTTTTTAAATTATTTTAATAAGTATAGTGCAAAAATAATATTTTTATTTTATTTTTGTCATATCAAATGAAATTTATTTAAAAATCTTTAAAATTATCACAAAATGAAAACACATTGGAGAAAGTTGAAAGACACAAATTATCTCGGTTCATGGGATGTTGTGGACAATGAATTGATTCTTACAATCAATGACATTGAAACTAAAAAGGTTCAGTCACCTGATGGCAAAACAGAAGAACTGCCAGTAATGACATTCAAAGAAGATTACAAACCTATGATTCTGAATGCTACAAATTTTAAAGCAATACAGAAAGCACACAATTCTCCTTTCCTGGAAGATTGGATAGGCAAAAAGATTGCAATCTATGTTACATCAGTAAAAGCATTCGGTTCTGTTGTTGATGCTCTTAGAATTAAACCATCAGCACCAAAAACAACAAAAACTGTACTGACTGTTGACAATCCTAAATTCAAATCTATCAAAGAAAAACTTGCTTCCGGTGAAACAACTATTGATACTGTTAAGCAATACTTTGAACTTTCTGATGATATTATTAACCAATTAAAATCTTAATCATGCTTAGACCATCTCAATTCTCAAAAATTATGACCACTTCAAGAGGTGGCAAAGGTTTTGGACAAACAGCACTTACTTACGCTGATGAAGTTATTCTTGACATCTTAGATGTTGAACGTTATGAAGTTACTGCTAAATCATTACAGCATGGGACTGAAAACGAATCTTTAGCCAAACAAGCCTATACTGAAAACACTATGAATACTATTGTAGATGTGGACAAACCATTGGTTCATCCTGCTTACAATTTTATTCAAGGCACTCCGGATGGATTGATTGGATTAAATAAGATAATCGAAATCAAATGTCCTTGGAATCCAACAAACCATCTTAATAACTTACTTGAAAACAATAAATTTGTTCATGAAGATCCTGGAACATACATGTCTGATTATTGGTGGCAAATACAAGGTTACATGTGGATAACAGAACGTGAAAATTGTGATTTTGTAACTTATGATCCACGTTTTCCGGAACATCTTCAACTTTGTATCACTCACGTTTTAAGAAATGATGAAGATATAAAACGACTTGATGAAAGATGCCAGGAGTTTTGGTATGAGATAGTTCAGAATAAACTAACATTCTTCATATAAAAAAGATGGTCCTGGGGTAACAACTTCCAGGACCTTCAAAATTATGGCAAGATTCAAAACGTATCAAATTTATAACATTCCAATGAATTATAAAATTTTTCATTATATTCTTTTCCTCGAATGTTAAAATGAACTTCAATTCTGCTACCGGTTGATAAACTTTTTAACAGATCTGTTTTGTCTCCTAACAGGTCAAATTTTACCTTTTGCGGATACTTATCTTCTGTTTCAATTACAAATTCTGCTGTCTTAAATTTCTTATCTCCTCTCTCTGTAATGGAAGATTTTTGAATTACTTTGCCTGCAACTTTAAACATTTTTTAATAATTTTTAGTGTTAAATAATGCTCAAATATAAGACTAATTTTCATAAAAAAAATAAAACATTTTGTTTGATATTAGTTACTGTCTTTACATTTGTTATTATTACAATAAATACAACAACAATAATTATCAAAAACAATAAATGTATAAACACTAAACTATTTTTATAATTATAGTTTTATACACGAAAATATTTTTTCGACTTTTTAGTTAAATTTTAGTTAACAATTAAAAATAAATCTTTCTGTATTATGCTTCAATACTATACTTTCAGACGATTTTTCATTATTAGTAAAAAAAAAATAAGGGTTACAGAGAATATGTGAGACTCTGTGTGAAAGTCTAACACAAAAACAATTCTTATATATATATTTATATTTTTTTATAATAATGAAAATAATAATAAGATATAGTGACACACTACCTTTCAGAAAGATTTTTTTTTAATTAGACATTAAATGCGACAAATACGACGTTTTATGCTATTTTTCAACAAATATTTTCTGATTGTTTAACTTTATCCAAAAAAACCATCTAAAACGAACAAAAACCGACTTAATTTCAATTTTATTTACAAAGTGGTATATTCGTATCACTCACATTGAAAAAGTGTCTTAAAATAGCCTTTAAATAAATCTAAAACAATTTGTTTCAATTATGATAATTTTGAGCCAAGAAAATACAGATATTTGGATAAAAATTGATAAAAAATTTAAACCAGTACTGGAGAAGTACAAATGGAAAATTAACAGCCTTGGTTATCCTGTTGCATGGATAGAAAACAAACAAATTACCATGTCAAAATTTATCATCCAACTAAATAATATTTCAGTTCCTGATGGTCATGTGATAAGCTATATAAATTCTGACCGGACAGATAACAGATTAAAAAATTATCAAATAATTCCAAGAAATAAAAATAAAAGAAAATAATTTCATATTTTTGTAATGATCGGATGTTTTCATAAAAATATGATTTAGAGTTTGCCCCTGTTACCAGGCAGGGGTTTTTAAAAAAAAATTATGGGTAGACCAAAGAAATTTGACAATGTAGAAGATCTACAGCTTTTGATAAATGAATACTTTGCATGGTGTGACGCAAGGATTGAATCTGTCTTAACTAAAGATGGTGAATTAATTGATAAACCATCTCCAAGACCTTACACAGTTGAGGGTTTAGCAGTTTGGTTAGACATGGACAGACATACACTTCAAGACTATGAAAAACTACCAACACATTCACTGTTTCACTCCACAATAAAAAAAGCAAAGGCAAGAGTGCTTCAAAATCTGCAAGAAAGAGCCTTGGATGGCAAAAATAATGCAGCCGTTACCATCTTCAATCTGAAAAATAATTTTCAGTTCAGAGAGAAAGATTATGACGATCATGGCAGCAATGACATCAATGTGAAAATAAATTATACAGAATAGATTTTAGGTTTTAGTTTTTAGTGTTAAAAAATCGGGCAGCATGTAATAGTGCTGCTTTTTTTTCAGATGGCAAGAAATGTTGAATTAAAATTATTCAGACCACATGCAGGTCAGAAACGTATTCAGGAACAGAGAAGAAGATTTAATTGCATAGTTTGTGCCAGGCGATTTGGCAAAACTGAATTGATTACATCTGTTGCTGATGCTTTAATATTTCCTGCAGTCTTTGAGGGTAAATATATTGGAATCTTTGTTGATGACTTTAAAGACTTTGCACTATCATGGCAACGTGTTATTGATACTTACAAACTATCAGCAGACAATGGGTTGATTCTGCACAAAGATGAAACAGCTAAGATAATTAAATTTGTTACCGGTGGCATTCTTGAAGTTTGGTCCATTGGTGATGAGGGTAGAAAAGAAAAAGGTCGAGGTCGTAAATATCACAGAGTTATCTATGAAGAAACACAAAAGATTCCATCACACATCCTGGAGTATCATTGGAAAACTGTTGCAAGACCAACACTAACAGATTACAAAGGAGAAGCATTTTTTATTGGTACTGCAGCCGGTAAAGATAATTACTGGTATCAGCTATGTCAGAACGGTGCCAGGAATGGCAATTGTGAATTTAACTACTACAAAGAACTTGATCTTCCACAATCTGATAACACATCAGAAAACTGGATGACATTTAGGATGGTAACAACAGACAATCCTAAGATAGACCCATTTGAAGTTAAAGATGCTTCCAGGGATTTGGATAGCTTAACATTTGAGCAGGAATACATGTCTGTCTTTGTTGACTATTCCGGTGAAGCTTGGGTATATGTGCTTAAAGATAAGGACCTGCAGAATAAAGTTTTCACTAAATCAAAACCTATCAATTGGCAAACTGAACAGTTATACATCAGCTTTGACTTTAATAAGATTCCAATGACTGCAGCAGTAATGAAAAAAGTTACTCTGAATCCAACTGATGTAGCATTGACCAAATACAAGTATGGTGTTCACATAGTTAAAGAATTTAAGTTAGGTAGTGAAGAACGTGGTGAAGCATCCATCTATGATACATGTTTTGCAATCAGAGAATGGGTATATCAAGAAACAGGTAAGAAGATTGGTTTATGGGGGGACAAAATGTACCCATGTAGCGTTCCATTTGTTATTACTGGAGATGCATCCGGTAACAGGTCTGATGGTAGACAGAAAGTTCCTGTCACTTATTATGAAATCATCCAGGAAGAACTGCAGATTTCAAAAGATAAGTTTTATATTCCAAAAGCTAATCCATTCCATGCTGAAAGTTATGTTCAGGTAAATACTTTAATAAGTAAATGTCCTGAATTTAGAATATATGAAGATAAATGTCCAAATTTGCGTATGGATGTGCTAAGAATTAAATCTAACAATAGCAGACAGATAATTAAAGGCAAAGGAGAAGAAAGGCAAGCAGACTTATTAGACAATTTGCGTTATTTAATAAACAGTTTTTGCCATGATATTAAAATTTCTTAATAAATTTGAATTATGAAATGGTTTAACAGAGAAACAAGAGCAGAAAGAAACGAAAAAAACTTTAAAAAATGGCTAAACAGTTACATACCAAAAGCGACAAACCAACGCATAGAACTTGTGAGAATTTTTACGGATCGCAGCGACAACAACTGGTACATTTTGAAGAATGCCGGACAGCTGACAAAGGAGAGATCTCAAAGGATAGAAGAAAGCATGTTGGCAATAGAATACGGAGTAAGCAAACAAGAGATAATGGATAAGATGAATGAGGTCCTGACAAACGTTAAAGATTTACCCTGGATAAATGCAACTAAGGATAAGCTAAGACAGTTTGTAGAATCATCACAGAATGCCATCAATGATTTGTTATTCCGGATGAAGAATATCACTCTTGATGACATGTTGATTCAAGCAGGATTATATTTTTTTTATATTGATGGTGAGAATCCATACATCATAAATGAAGAAACGCAGCAAAGAAAATTAGAAGCTATCAAGCAGGATGATGAATTGCGTAGTTTTTTTTTGACCAGTATGGAACAAATATTGAGAGGTTTGAACGATACAAAAAAATAAACTTTCCAAAACTTAATCAGTCCGGAAAGGAAAAGAAAGATAAAAAGCCGCACTACTATCAGAAAGCATTATTAGATTTAAGGGCAAAGAACAGAGAAAACGATTATATTATTTGCAAAGGTGATACTATTGCAATGCAGGATGTAAAATATTGGTGTTTACAAGATTATTACACAGCATTGGAACAGATAATCCGAGATAATGAAAAAGCCTTACAGGAAGCTAATAAATTAAAAGAAAATGGCGGAAATAAAAGACGTATATAGTTTAGAATTTGATGCTGCATCATTTGAAGCACAGGTAGATTCTGCAATTGCAAAGATTGATGAACTTAATGCTTCACTTGAAGATGGTGCTGATGTTAGTGAGGTATTGACACAGGCACAGGAAGAATTGAATAATGTCCTGCAGACCGAAGCTAAGACTACACAGCAACTAACACAAAAACGTGATGTCCTGGTTAAGACTGAAAAGAATCTTAATAAGGAATCACAGACAGGTGTTGCAGTAAACAAACAACTTAATCAGACTAATAAGCAATTAGCTGTCAGTACAGGTGAAGTTGCAGCACAGCAAAAGAATCTTGGTGGACAATTAGTTCAAGGTGCCAGGAACATTAACAGCATGAAACGTGCTGTTGGTTTATTGCGTGGTGCATTTAATCTGTTAGGTGGGTTGAATCCATTTGGTTTAATCGCAACTGCTCTTCCTACTGTAATAAGTTCAATAGGTAGTTTTTTTGGTAAGACAGAAGAAGCAACAGTAGCTGTTGATGCACTACAGAAAGAAACAGAATCTATTGTTGGAACATATCAACAAGAAACAGCCGGATTAGATAATTTATTTGGTGCATTAAATGAAGCTAACAAAGGTAGAGGTAATAAGGCTGAAATAATAAAAGAACTTAATAGATTGTATGGTAGTTATCTTGGTAATATAAATTTAGAAACTGCTTCACAGGCTGAATTGGAAATTGCATACCGTAGAGTTGCAAGAGCCATTGCGGATCAGGCAGTTGAAAAAGAAAAAGCTAAATTATCTGCAGAAGTACAAGGTAAGATTCTTGAACGTACAATTAAATTCTATCAGGACATTACTGATCCATTAGCGGAAGCTACCAGGTTAATTGATGAACAGATTTCACAAGCAAAGTTTTTAGAGGGTGGTCCTGCATTAAGACAAATTTTGTTAGAAAGAAAAGCAATGCTTAAAACTAAAGAAGAAGCATTTAAAGTTATTGCTGAATTTGGTGCAAAAGGATTTTTAGATACTCCTGAAATTATTGCATTGACAGATAAATTAAAATTGATTGAAGCTGCTGCATCCGGTATAGGTATTGCATTATCTGAATCTGTTAAAGTAGATAAACTTACTGGAGAATTTAAACAGGCATCAGATAATATTTCAAAAATAAATAAGGATAGAATTATTTCCGATAAAGATTATGAATTACAAAAGGAAAGAGAGTTTCTTGAAGAAGAACAAAAATTCAGAGAAGAAAATGACAAGTATTTAAGAGATTTAGTAAATAAAAGATTGGAAGCTGAATATTTAAAATCAAAAGAATATAATCAAAAATTATTAGATGATGATGAAAAATATTTAAATGATAAATCTCAAATAAGATTAGCTGTAATACAGACTGACTTAAATAATGAATTGATATTTATAGAAAAACAAAGACAGTTAGAATTACAGAATGCTGCAAATACTATTACAGATCAAGAAAAGCTAAATCAAGAACTTGAATTTATAAATGAAAGATATGATGCACAACGTAGAAGAAAAGAAGTAGAATCTGCAAAGGAATCTGCAAAAGTACAATTACAAGTTTTAAAAGAATTATTTAAAGAAGCTATTGCATTAGGTCTTGATACAACTGATTTAAAAAAGAAAATATCTGATATTGAATTACAGCTTACTGAATTAGATAAGGTAGATTATAAAATTGATATAAAGACAGGTACTGATACTGAAAAAACAAAGAAAGATATAAAAGAAATAAAAGATCAGGTATTTAGTTTAGTACAAGAGGGTTCTGATGCTGTATTTTCTGTTTTAAATGCACAGGTACAAGCATACATTGGAGCATTAGATAAAGCTGCAGACCGTTCACGTTCTACCCTGGATGAAATCAGACAGAATAGTGAGAATTTTAATGCAAGACAGTTAGAACTGGAGAAGCAAAGACTGGAAGAACTTGAACAGCAAAGGAGAGAAGCTGTTGAACGTGAAAAAGCAATTGCATTGATACAGTTGACAGTTAATGCTACATTAGCCATTGCCAAAGCAGCAGCAGAGGGTGGAGCAGCAGCACCATTTACTATTGCATCCACTATAATTGCATTGATAGCAGGTTTTGCACAGGCAAGATCAGCAGCAGGTAGTGCATTCTATGAGGGTTCAGAATACATAGATAAAGAAAACAGATTTCCTGCAGGTAGAGATACAGTACCGGCAAGATTAAACAAAGGTGAGAGAGTTATTACAACAGATACTAATTCAAAATATTGGGATGTCTTGACAGCAGTACACAATAAGAAAATACCTGCTGATGTTCTGAATGGATTTGCAAACAATTACATGAATGGTGGATTAAAAAATTCATTGTTAGGATTAGGTTCTGATGTAAATCTTAATTCTGAACTTGGTGGTAAGTCATTCTTCATCAATATGAATGCAGATAATAACAGACTTGAAAGCAGATTAGAAAGTATTGAAAATCTGTTATCTGATTTACCAAAGTATATGCCATCCACAACAGTAATGGCGAATGCAAACGGAATCTTCCAGGTAGTAGAAACAAGACAGAGAAAAGCTAATTTTAATCGTTCACGTTCAAAATAAAATACTATGCCATTAAAGAAATGTTTAACCGGTGATCAGAAATGTATATCTGACAATATCAGAATGCTTATTGACGAGGGTAGACCACAAGAACAGGCTGTTGCCATTGCTTTGTCTGATGCTGCAAACAATATGAAAGTAAAAAACAAAATGAAAAAGGATGGGAAGAAATAACATCTTAATTATCATTGGTGCTGTTTTTATATTGAGTGTTATCTATGTTGTTTGGAAACAGACATCAGTAGTTAATGACATATTTAAGCAGCATAGAGATCAGCTACAGAATGAAATTAAAGCTATCCAGGAAGAAAGAAAGAATCTGAAGAAGACTATTGACAGTCTTGACATTAGAATAAGCATAGAGCAGAAAGATTTATTAAATGACATTGATGATATTTTAAAGAAGTATGGTAAGAAATAGTCTGATAATTATATTTATTTTTGCTTATTCTATGTTATTTGCACAAAATGATTTAGATAAATGCTTAAATTTGTTGCAGCGTTCTGAAAAATTTATTCTGAAACAAGACAGTCTGATAAAAATGCTTAAAGATGATATAAGACTTGGAGATATGGAGAATGCTGTAATGAGAAAGAAGTATGAAAATTCTGAAATAACAATGAGATATTTAAACATTGAATTGAAGAAAGAGATTAAGCATAAAAAGATTTGGCAAATTATTGGAATAACCGGATTGACTGCATTTTTGACTACAACTGTATTATATATTACTAAACCATGAATAACTTAGAGATATACTTTGACGGTATCTTACAGAACATCAATGACTTTGATGGTACTGAAAGTGTATCTTTTGTTTACCGGAAGAAAACTGATGGCGGTGAATCTGCATTCAGCTTTTCTCCTGAATTAACTGTTCGTGGTGCAGCCTATGATTATTTGGTACAGGAGATCATAAATAAACCTAATCCGAAACTGGAGAATATCAAGGTTCTTGTTTATGATTTGTGCTGTTTAGATTTATCCGGTAATCCAAGACAAGTTTTTGATGGATTGATTGAGGGTGCAGATGTTAGATGGTGTTTAATTCCATTCTGTGAAGCAACAGTAACTGTGATTGATGATACTCCTGATGCACAGTCTGTAAAGTGTTTGAAAAATATATTTCCTGGTCAAAGATTTGCTACAAGACAATTAAGAACTGATGGATTTGATGAATTTAGAATTGCACCTGATATTATTTATTGTGATGATATAAAACCAAGGTCAACACATGAAGCATCAATGGTATTAGGTATTGTATTTTTTATAATATTAGGACCAATTATAGCTTTAATAAATTTGTTAAGTTTTTTAGGTGGTGATCCATCTAATTACATAAATGATTTAGGTAGGTTAATTACTTCATGTGGCAATAGGCACATGGCACCATATATCCATTCACAATTATTCAATATGTGTAAAATATGTGGACTTGGTTTAGAAAGCAGTTTATTTGAACCAGGTGGATATTATCATGATACTGTTAGATTGGATGCTGCTTATTTTCCAGGTACTTCAATTGCAACAGAATTGATATATACAAATAGGAATCAGCCTAATCTTAATGGCATTCAGTTTTTAGATGAATTTAAACAATTCAATATAGATTGGAGAGTTGTGAATGGTGTTCTTCAAGTAGAAAGAAAAGATTTCTTTTCCGGTGGATTATGGTTTGATGCAACATTACTTCCAACAAATAATGTTTTGTCTTTATGTGTAGAAGCAACAGATTTAAAACCTGCTGCCTATGCTGAATATGAGTATGGCAAAGATGGACTTGATTTATCCGGTGATGAAGTTTCACCATTATGGACTGATAGAGTTATTGATTGGAATATTCCAACAAATCCGGTACAGGTAGGATTATTTTCAAAAAAACTTACTTATAGTGCTGCTCAATTTAGATATGATACTAATAGATTTGAAGCATTACCTATTGATATGCCTGGTTATGTATTTTTCTATCCAGTATTACAAGAATATGAAAATGATTCAGCATTAGTATTATCACAAGGATTAAGTAATTTTCCTAAATTATTAGATGTTGAATATATAATTGTAAACGGTAACAGAACAAGACAAAACAGAGGTATAGGTGTAGTAAGAAAACAATCTGTATCAGGTTCTAATCTAAGAGCATATAATGTAAGATGGTGGATTAAGGAACAGCCTTATGTAGATGCTACAAGTGTTAGTCATGATACAGCATATCAAAGATTATTCTGTATTGATGATCCAAGAAACAATTCAATAAAAATCCGTAAATTTACGCTGTCAGTTACAGCAGATTGTAATTTAGTGCGTGGTATAGCAGTTGATACATTTGTGAGAATGTCAATAGGTGATGGTCAGGTAGAAGAAATCACATACGATACTTCAAATAATTCTTTAACAATAGTCGGAAAAGTTTAATGGCATACAATTTTAATAACATAACATTTGAGAGCATAGATAGTACAGGCAATACTTTAATGACTGCCTTGACTTTCACAGCTACAACTATTCCTGCATTAACACAATACATGGCTATTGGTAACAGAGTTAGATTAACTTTGACTGTTGATGCTTCCGGTGGAGATAACTTCACTAATAAATGTATGAGAATAAATTTAGGTTTATTTGTTACTAACAATGATGGATTTGCTTTTCAATTTGGATTTGATTCTACAGTTTTTTTAACTACTACTCCAGTCTTATGTAGTTTTGTTGTTGGTACTGATCCACAGGCACCAACAAGACATAATTTTTTAGCTACAATGGTAAGAGATGTAGCAAGTACAGAAGCAACAGTTATAATAGAATTTTTTGTTACTACTGATTTATTAAATTATGTTTTAAGTAGTTTTAGTGTAAGCAATGAAAGAAGATTTTTAGCGAATGAATTGAATACTAATTTTTATCCTTTATTTAATAGGACACCATCAGTTTATAGATTAGGTAGTAACATTGGTGTTGTTGGTCAGGTATATGATTTTGGCACATTTTTAAGTAATATTTTAAATGGTGCAGCTTCAAGATTTATGATGATACCTGTTCAAAATAGGTGGTATAATTCAAATTATACTGGTACTACTGGTTCAATGAGATACATAAAAGAGATTGAAGTAACATGTCCATCACAAGTTGCTTTAAGTTTAGCATCCATCACAGACATTACAGCTACAGGTCCACAAGGATTTTCAAGTTCAACAGATTCAGCTTTTACAATAATCACTAATCAATTGTCTTTAAATGAAGATAATAGCATAAGAATATTGATGTCAGGATTAGCAAATGTACCTGGTCCTAATCCACCTGTAACCGGAATAAAAGCAATGCTGATCAGATTAGATAGCATATCCAATACACAGGATATGTTTGTAGATTTAGAGATGTCTGATGTTGAGATTCCACAGGGTATTGTTGCTCCTGCATTATTAGATGGTAAAATTTATACACCATCAGATTGGTTTGAGAATGTTCCTAATCCGGATGATGTAGAAGTACAATTTGTTATCAATGGTTCTTTGCTTACACCAAATGGAAGATACAGAGTTATAATAAATGTTTATGACAATGCTAATCAGGATTATGTTACTGCACATATTACTCCTGAATTAGTTGCTACTTATGTTGAGCCTATTGTACCTACCATTACTGGTTACATGTCTGTTTATAACAAAGAGTTTTCCGGTAATGAATTAACTGTAAGTCCACATCAGAGAGTAAAGGCTACAATTGAAATAGATAAGACCAGTTACAATGCACAATTGACAGCATTGGGTATTACCGGTGCTTTTGATGGTTCTTTGTTTAATGTGAACTGTTCTTTGACAGCAAGACCAAACGCTTTCACCCCAACACAAGGGTATTTTGCAAATACACTTACACCACCTTTGAATAATGAAATATTGACTTCAAACATGGTTAAGAAAACTGATAGTGCAACAACATTAAGACTTGAAGCATTATTCAGGATTGAAGAAGAATATGCAAATACTAATAACATATTTACCTGGACATTAAATTTTAATCAGCCTACATTTGTTATTGGTCAGACTACATTCAACAGAATTATCTTTGAACAAAAATTAGATGTTACAGATTTTGAAAATGATGTCTTTACACCAAAATTATTAGCTGTTAGGTTCTTTGATGCTGATTTATATCCTGCTTCAAAGGTACCTGTTTTAAATATCTGCAACAAACGTTATTTAGTTGCAGAAGTAGAGAAAGATCCAACATTAACAGGCACAATTAACCTGGTTGCTACAATCTATCCGGCTAACAGTTCAGGAGCAACAACAAGTAGTGCAATTGAAGAAGAAGAAGATTGGGTACCATTCCAAATACAGATGGCACAAGAATTTAGCGGTAAATTAGATTCTGTTGAAACATCATTTGGTTCTGATGACTTTGCATCTTTTGTTATTAACGTGAATCAGTTAACACTTGGGCAGGAATATTGGGTAACTGCAATTGCATTTCAAACAGATCCTGACTATTGTCCAATAGGTCTGATAAATGATATTAAAATTGACACAATTAACTTTGTTGGTGGTTGGAATATAACAGTTGACTTAGGATTTTTGATAACTGAAATATTAGCACATCCGGATTATGTTGGTGGTATTAACAAAGCAAGATATAGAGTTATTGATCCACCTACAAATGTATTAGTAGGAACATCACAAGCAATAGTTGGTAGTGTTTTAAATGTATTAAATATCCGTTCAAGTTTGCCATCAGTTTTATTGCAGGTACAAGTTGATGCTGATTTTGACCCTGGTACCGGACCACATACAGTTAGGCATGAATTAAATTTGGTAATAAATTTACCTGCTTATGGTCCAGTTACTACTAATTTAGATACAAATAGTTATATTTGCATTGACTTAGGCTAAAAAAATATTATGGATATAACTTATAATGTTTCATATACTCCGGAGAATAGTTTAACGTATAGTTTCAGACAGCCTGTTCCTATACGTTATGTCTGTCCACCATTACCACCTGAATTTATCTTTGAACCAGGTGATGCCTGGAATTGTAATTTGTGTGGTAGTGATGTTGAGTTTTATGCACCTTATTTGCGTGGTGACATTATTCCATTCCAGACTGGATTTGTAGATGAATTTAATCAGCCTAATGATATTTTAACTGCAGGATTTTTTAATAGTGTTGGTAGTGATTATTACATTAAGGTTAGCTTGTTAGATTGCTGTGATGTTTTGATTAGTGATGAAATAGATGTATTTTCTGAATCTTGGTGGGTAGGTCATAGTGTTGGAACTGGTAGTCTTCAAACTTGGTTTGTTAATACAGGTTTATTTCCTACTGACTTGACATGTTGGAGATTACAGATAGAGATATTTAAAAGAGATGAAGAGGGTGATCCGGTAACAGATACAATTGTATATACACAATTCTTTAAAGAGATACCTGAATGTGGTTTTACACAGTCTGCTTTAATTGAATCTACTTATGCTGATTTTGATTGTAACGGAAACTATTATGGTACTTTACAAAACTATTTAGGTCCTACAAATACTCCATACTTTAACAGTATGAGAATATGGGGAGAGCTTGAATGGATAGGCAGTTCAGAATCTGCTACTTTGAATGATAGAAATGTAGTTGTTAATAAGACAATTACTGAAAATTATAAAATTATTTCCGGTGTATATCCACCATACTTCATCAGAAAACTTGATCAAACGGTGAGAGGTAATCAGGTTACTGTTGATGGTGATGTGTATCAGAATTTTGATTATGACCAAAAGAGTGATGAATCCAGGATGTTTGCTATTGACTTGACATTTGATAAGAAATGTTTATTAGATAACAATCGCTGCGACATCTAAAGGTGAGAGGGTTTGCTGACAGATAGCAAATTTTGTTGATTTTAAATTTATTAAAAATGAATTACGATTTTATTAAAATAATCACAGGTGTATTTGGACAATGCCCACCATGTATTGATACGGACAATGTACCAAACTACCTTTGTGATCCATGTGATACTACTGTTTATTCAGGTGGTATTGCAGGATGGGTTGCAAAAAAATGTAAATATACTTTTGATGACATTACAGATTCTGCTGAATGGTCTGATGCTATTGAAGCTAAAGATGTTTTCGGAAGAATAAATGGTTCAAGAATCAGCGGTGGTTTAACTGCTCCTGACTTCACTACTAAGAAACGTGGTAGTTGCGGACAGGAAGAGATTGTTAAGCAATCAAGAACTGTTACTTTGACTGATGCTGAAAACGATGCTGATTTTTCTGTTGATGAAATGTATAATTTCTTAGCTGTTCCTGCAAAGTATTCCGGTTATGAATTTGGTTTTGTAACTTGTGATGGTCGCTTTCTTGGATGGTATGAGAATGTAGCTGTAAGAGCATTCTATCAGATTGCTGAAACAGATGAAGATGATTCATACTGGACTGCAGAATTTAGATTTAATG